GGCGGCTATGTTAATAACGAGGGACTCAGGAAAGCCTTTGGAATTACCGAAAAGCTATTCAGGCATAAAGATGGCAGACAGCAGGCCATCTGGGAATTTCTTTTAAAGGTCCCCGATGAGCAGCTGGCTACCGCTTTCCGGCACTTCATGCACGAACAATTCAGTAGCCACACTGCCCGTAATAATTCGGACGAGGCTTTTATTATGCGCAAAATGGCTGAGGTATTAATACCCGCAGAAATCGAGGAGACCGAGGCAGCCTTTCATGTAAAGGCCAACACCCGGCAGAACAATGCCGATAAGAAAATTGCTGCCCTGCAGGAAAAAGTAAACGAATTGAAGGCCGCTAAAACAAAGGCAAAAAAAGCCACTGGCAAAAAGCCTTCTGCAGCAGAAACCCCCTATAAAAAAGATCCAGCCACCGGTATCGAGTACTTGCAAATCCCAGGAGGCAAAATCTCTAAGGATGCTATGGAGAACTTTAATACAATTCTTGAAAGTCGTAAATAGGCGCCTGACGCCAATATCTTAACCTTAAAAGCATATAAAATGAAGTTGATCTATTTCTCAGAACAAACGCTCCCGAAACAAATGGGGGGGGGTATGCGCAAAAGTGCCCGGGTTTCCTTTACCAAAAGCGGTGTCATCCAGTTCAGTCCATCTGCCAGCGAGCTGATGGGCATTAAGTCGGGTGACAAGATCACACTTGCCCAGGATGAAGAAGATGCCCATAACTGGTACTTCTTCAAAGATTCGCAGCACGGCTTTGAGCTCCGCGCCGGTTACAAGGATGCGGGATGCATGTTTAACCACAGGGGCCTTGTCCATGAGCTTCTTGGCGCCTTCGGAAAGCCTGAGGATGTCACCCATAAGTTCCTGATCGCCGGCGAACCCACAGTAATGAAGGGGGACAAAACAAAGTATTGGGGAATTCTTATTTAAGCCAATGGAGATTACAGAGTCAAAGCTAGGATTTGAAGTAACGTTTGATTTCGATCGCAGAAAGAACGATGCTATTAATGACATCCGCGGCAGCTGGTGGAATGATACCCGGAAGTGCTGGGTCATTCCGCGCAGCAGACGTGGCGACCTGAAGCGACTGCAGGCCCGGTTCGGTAACGGCAAGGAGCTTGGTATCCTTCCTTCGCAGCTGGGATTTGAAATGGACGGCTGCGTCGTTGACAAGACCCTGCCAAAGCTGGCCATCGCCATTCCGCTGAAACGCGAGCTGCGGGAATACCAGGGCGACGGCATTGCCTATAACCTGGAACACCCCCGCACGCTGATCGGCGACCAGCAGGGCCTCGGTAAGACCATTCAGGCGATTGCATCGGTGATCGCGCAGAATGCCTTCCCCTGCCTGGTGATCTGCAAATCCTCCCTGGTGCTGAACTGGAAGACCGAGATTGAAGACTGGACGTATCAAAAGGTCATGGTCTTCAAGGACAAGGTTAAGCGCAGCTGGCCCGTCTTCTTCCAAACCGGTTTCATGCAGTTCGGTATCTGCAGCTACGACTCGCTGAAGAAATACTTCGTCCAGAGCCTCAAGGAGCCGCCGGAGGGCGAGGAGTTTATGATTAAGCATATCCTCTACCGGCCGGAGATGGCACTCTTTAAGTCGGTGATCGTGGACGAATCCCACTACATCAAGGACGAAAAGGTCATGCGCACGAAGCTGACTGTCGGCCTGTGCCTGAAGAAAGAAGTCCGGTACCTGCTTTCAGGTACGCCGGTGCTGAATTCGCCGGAAGAACTTTTTCCCCAGCTGGTCGCCCTGGGCCTTGCTCACCACTTTGGCACCAAACAGCAGTTTAAGGCCCTTTACGGCAAGAACAATCCCAGGCAGAAGGAAGCGTTGCCTTACCTAAACTACCTGCTGCATAAGCATGGTTATTACCGCAGGCTCAAAAGCGAGGTGGCTACCGACATCCCACCAAAGACCAGGCAAGTGGTATTGTGTCAGATTGATAACAGGGAGGAGTACGACTTCGCGGAGAACAACTTCAGGAAGTTCCTCGAGGAGCGGCTGCTGATGACCGGTGGCCAGATCGACCGGGCCATGCGGGCTGAGGCCCTGGTGCAGATGATGAAGCTGCGGGAGATCTCCGGCCGGGGCAAGCTGAAGGAAGTGCAGCAATGGATGGATGACCTGATCGACCAGGATGAGAAAGTGATCGTCTTCGGGCATCACAAAGCGATCACCAAGGCCCTGGCGGAGTATAGGCCCGACATCACGGTCAGGATGTGTGGATCCGCCGACAAAGAAACACTCAACCGCCGGAAGCAACGGTTTCAGACCGATCCCGAGACCAAAGCGATCGTCTGCTCCCTGCTGGCTGACTCGGAGGGGCATACGCTCACGGCGGCGAGTAATGTAGGACTGATAGAATTTCCCTGGCATTTCGGCAAGGCAGAGCAGGCGGAAGACCGGGCACACCGGATCGGGACTAAGTACCCGGTGGATATTTTCTACTTTCTCGGCGAAAAGACGATCGACCGGAAGATATACAAGCTCATCATGTCAAAGAAAGACATTCACGACCTGGTCACCGGTACGGACGAAGAGGTCGAGAGCAAGATCGTTGACAACCTGATTAATTTATTTAACCAAAAAGATGACGATGGATTCTAATTACTTGTTAACCCGTGTGGTCGATGCCGGTAAGGCTTTGCGCAAGGCCCAAAAAGATTATTACGCCTGTAGAAAGCCCAGAGAGGACAGGCTTAAACAGGGGTACCTGGACGAAGCTCAGCGCCGGGAGCAGGACTTTGACAAGCTGCTGGTCCTGGTAGAGAAGGCCAGAGTATTGTAGCCACTTATGACCCGTTTTTAGTTCGTACCCAACACCCATTAAAAGCTAAAATCCGGATGGCAGGTCGCAATATCAAAGAAGGACTCGATTACCTTAAGCTGGACGTGAATTACGGAACCGAGGACGCTGTCGAACTCATAGACAGTGAATTTGGCCCCCCTGGTTACAGGATCATCACAAAGCTCATTCAGCGCATATACGGGAAGAAGGGATATTTTATTGACTGGAATGAAAAGAGACGCATCCTGTTTGCCAGCGCGGTCAAAGAAAAGGCTTCGCTGGTCGACGAGGTTGTCGCCAGGTCGGTTAAGTGGGGACTCTTCAATGAGGCCGTATTTAACAAGTTTGGGATTCTCACAAGCGCGGACATTCAAATCAACTACCTCGATGCTGCGAAGCGGCGCGAGGTAGTTGAAATCATCCGTGAAATTTCACTCAGTGACATTTCCGCACACGAAAATGCAATTTATGTCAGCATTAATCCTATTTGTGTCAACATAAATGAACAGAGTAGAGTAGAGGAGAGTAAAGAACAGAAGAGTACAGTACAGAATACAGGGGCGCCGGTGGCGCCAACCGACACAAAAGTTTTAGGGGGAAAGAAGGAAAAGAAAATACGGGCGGCTTTCATTCCGCCCATTCTGCAGCAGGCGAAGGAGTATTTCCTAAAAAAAATCGGCGATCCGAAGGATCCGCGCAGCTGGCCGGAACACCGGTGTCTCAACGAGGCAGAATCTTTCTGGGATCATTACAAAACAAATGGCTGGGTGCAGGGCCGCGGCAAGCCCGTCAAAGACTGGGAAGCTGCCGCCCGAAACTGGATACGCAACGGTCTGAAGGGGGTTTTTGAAAAGCCGGAGTTTGTTTCAAAAGAAAAACCTGCTGAGCGGCGGCGCGAAGAGATGCCCGCCCTGAATAAAACCCAAGAGGAGCTCAATTACCTCTATGAGCATTGGCTGGAAAATCCCGACAACATCACCGTGATCAGCGTCGAGTCCGCCCACTACAATTTCCTGAAAAGCGCTCACATGATCAGTTTTACCGAGACAGAAGCGGCTGAGATCCGCCGGCTGGCCATCACCCATATACAGGAGAAGAAGCTGGAAGGGCCGAACTATGAAGTACGCCTCATGAAATCCTACGGCGTACTAGAATTTTTCAAACAACTAAAAAACCAGGGCAAGGAGACTGTTTTCACATGCTAGAAATTTTTCAAACCGACACCGGCTATCTGAATTCGCCGGAAGCTGGCGAGCCATCATGTATCTGTTCCCGGTGTATGCGAACTATAACGGAAAACGAACTTCCGCTGCGGTTGATGGGCTTGCGCCATACAACCGACGGTTGCTGCTATAGCCGAGGGGATCAGCAGGCCTACGAGTATCGCTACTGTGACGCCTGCCAGCTGGCAATGGGATTTTCTTTCCTTCCATCGGTCCCTGATCCGGACCTGCACCGGGATCACTTCGACCCAATGGACGAGATTAAAAGGGAGGACTGTCCATGATAGCCAGAAAACAGTACAGAATCGTCATCGGCATCGATACAGGCGTCGAGACAGGATTTGCCATGTGGGATAAGGAACTCCGCAGGCTCGTCATTGTCGAAAGCCGCATGATCCACGAAGCTATGGATACGGTAAAAGGGTTCGCAGGTCCTGCTACGCTGGTCAGAGTGGAGGATGCTCGCCAGGCAGTCTATGGCCGGCAGAACGATGCTCACAAGCTGAAAGGGGCGGGCTCAGTTATGCGTGATGCGAAGATATGGGAGGACTTTTTGACAGGCCTCGGCCTCGATTTTGAAATGCTCAGGCCCCGCAAGCAGTTCACTAAACTCAGCTCCGAAGCCTTCCAAAAGATAACCGGCTGGGCCGGAAGAACCAATAACCACGCCCGCGATGCCGCTATGCTGGTATTCGGGTACTAAAATCAAGTCAATGGCACACGCTGACGTGGACATATTCGCGGCCAACATTAGGCACCTGATGAATAAGCGGGACTTAACTGATCTGCAACTTTCGATAGATCTCCGGGTCGATCGGGCGCGGGTTAAATCATGGCGCAGCGGGATCTGTTTTCCGACAAAGGATGCCCTGGTGAAGATCTGCGAGTATTTCGGGTATTACGACATTTTCAAATTGCTCACAGAAAAGATCAGAATATGAGCCCAGTGGTCCAGGAACGCGGTATTGCAATGCTTCTACTTTACTGCGACGGCAGGAAGATCAGCGCGATCGCCGCGGACCATAAAACCAGCGAGCGGTACGTCCATCTATGCTTTGAAGAGCTCCGGGCCCACTACGGCGCGGCAACCACACCCAATTTAATCGCCATCCTCTTCCGGGAGGGTGTCATTCGGTAACTCCCTAAATAATAAGATGCTATGAGAAAGAAAGAAAAATGGATGTTCAAAGGTGCTATTGTTTTGGCCTCCGGTAAAAAGGCGGTCATTGAAAAGATGCAAGAAAACCGTCTTGATGGCACCGACTACGTGTATTACATCTTCGCCAAACTTGAAGGCGATAAAAAGGCTGGCTGCTATCATCCCGCCGACATTCAGGAACTAATTGTTAACCCGACTTAATCACCCCTACTATGCAACTAGACATGAGCAATCAACAGAAAAGAGAAAAATACCAGGAGGCCGGATACGATGACTTCTGCGAGGCCCATCAGATACCCTATCTGAATGAGTGCCCGGAATGCGCGGAACTTGTAGAGCAAAGACAGTTGGCAAACGACGCAGGTATGAGTCAGGCGGACTTTGATACGCAACAACAACCCGGAAAGATACTCGGATGGAGAGAGGAGGCGCAGAAACGGATAGCTTTCCTGGCTCAGGCCGAAAAGAATGCACTGAAAGACATTGACGGAATTCCGGTCGGCAGTCATGCCCGGTCCCTATCACGGATCTTTATTCACGAATTAGGCCATCGTAAGAACGAATTGCAGGACCTGCTAAAGAAAGTCCCACCCGAAGACCTTTCAGTCTCAGCCTCCCCTGTAGAAGAGAAGGGGGAAGACGGGTTGCTGACTCGAATGTTTCAGGCTCAATATGGTTCGCGGGAAATCTCCAAACTTATCGACGAGCATATAGAAGAGTATTTTAAGATCTGGCATACCTACAAAGACAAGTTGACTTATCTAGAATGGTATCACCTGTTCCTGAATTTTGCGGACAAGATAACCGAATCCAAGCCTTCCCCTGTCATAGAGATAGGAGAGATACCAGCCGATTTTAAAGGGCGTATAGGTAAAAAGGCTCTGGATTACGGGAGAGATTTGGAAAAAGCCTACGGCGTTATGTACGGTGAATTGCTCCGTCATCCGGTTGTGGATTTCATGGAGGGAGCAGATTGGACCCTTAAAGAATTAGCAAAATGGGAAGCCTCCCGTCCAGCCCCCGCCCCTATAGTAGGGGGCGAGCCGTTTAAATGCCCTTCATGCGGCAAGCCGTGGAATACCGAGCGTCATAACGCCTGTATCTGCGGAGCGATTTTAAAGCCTAAAACCTTTACCGTCGCCAAGTATGGTACCGATTATGGGGAAGTTCCCGCGCATCCCGCCCCCGCAGAGCAGGCCCCACCTGAAGAGATCGCCCAGTTCACTAAAAGCATCTCTTCAGGCAAAGAAAGCGACTCTTGTATCATTGCGGCATGTAAAAAGCTTTACCATAAGATGTCAGCCGAATTCCTCACCACCATCTCCGAATGGAAAGGACTGGCGGCTGAATGGGAGAAGGAGCTACAGGCAGGCATAGTACAGGCGGCCTCCGCCCGTCAGCTGATCACTGACATCATGCGTGGCAATCACTATCCCGATGTTACCGACCTGGCCGAACGGTGGCTGCGGGAAAATCCGGAAATAGGGAAGGAGGACACAAAATGAAAAACATAATTGAGCCACCGATCGGCATCATCCTCACCATGGGCGCCAAGGTTATTCAGGCGAACGGAGGTCTGCGCAACTTCGTCACCCACTTCACCAGCTGCTGCAGGGATGAAGATAGCGGCCTCTGGCTCCAGAAGAGCAGGGCCTGCCCAACACAAGACTTCGCCCACATTTACCTCATCCTCTGCAACAGGTTATGGGGTAGGGTATACTTCGGCGGCTACAGCAAGGAACCGACAACGGTATGGATGCTTGATGGCGAAGAAAGATACTTCCCATATCCCCACATGCTGCTGGCTGGGCCGTTTGAACGTGCTCCGCATAAAATTCAAATGAGAGGCTTCCAGGGCTTCCGATACATCTACGAGGCTCTCTGGTAATCCACCCGCAAAACCGAAAACAGAAATATCCACATGAACCACTTTGCTACCAATATCACTCACCTGCGCAAGCAGCAAAACAAGACACAAAAGGATGTAGCCCGCGGCCTGAGCGTCGACGTCAAAAGATACCAGGCCTGGGAAGAGGGCAGGGCCACTCCTCAATTGTCGATGGCTTCCCGGATTTGTGAGTACTATCAATTTTATGATCTGTATTCTATGATTACAAAAAACATAACGTAGATACAGGTACGCTAATCTAATTAGGTTTATTTGCAAACGATGGAGAATCGGGGTTATTTTACACATAACCCCGATTTTGATGACAGCGGCCGCGTTCAGCACGAAAGATCTTGCTCTTCTGGGAAGAACACTGATAAGGAAGCACCCTGCAATGGCAGAGGAGCTTCTTGCTGCGTTACGCGCTAGCGAACTCCCTCCACTGGAAACCGATTTTTCCAAACTCTCCCTTCTCTTCGATCAATTCTGCGCGCTGAAGGAAACCTCGCGCGAAACCCTCCTTACTTCCCGGTACAATACCGAAGCAATGCAGCTCAAGCGGCTTTTCATAGGGATAGCGCTTTCCATGTACTATCCCAGTGCGATCGCCAACCCGGAGAAACTCCTCCGCAAAAGGATCGGTATCCAGCAGCAGCTCGTCCGGACGCTCGGCATCAAAAAAGGAAACCTCAGTCTTATGGCCCATGAAGCCATCCTTAACTACAAAGTGTATGACAGCTTCCGCCAGGAAGTAGACATGCTCACTCAAATATTAGCCCATGGCAAAAGTTACGAATCGTAAAATAACTGATCTGCATTTCGATAATGCGAACATCAACAAAGGGACTGAGTTCGGTTCTGCTCTTTTAGAAAAGTCCATTCAGGAAGTCGGCCTCGTTCGCAGCGTCGTCGTCGATAAGAACGACATCCTCATCGCGGGCAATAAGACAGCAGCTAAAGCTGGCGAGCTTGGCGTGGAAAAGGTAGTCATGATCGAAACGGACGGCACGGAGCTGATCGTGGTCAAACGCAAGGATCTCGACATCAACACGCCCCAGGGAGCAAAAGCGAAGATCCTGGATAACACCGTCTCCCGGCATAACTATGTCGAAGACGCCCAGATCATGACAGCGGTGTGCGAGACAGCTGAGATTTACAACATCCATGCCTATGGCTTAGGTGAGCAGCAGCGCAGGGAGCATGACCCGGATAACCCGCAGCCCGTGTCTTTCTCGGCAAGCAATAAGCCGGTGATCAAGATACAGCTGGCGTCTGCCGATGACCTTGACGCGGCAATCAAGGACATCAACTACCTGATGAACCAGAAGTATGAGGGCGCGATCGTCACCGCGAAGGGAGGTAAGTCATGACTGATAAACGACCCAGCTCCGTACGGATGAAACGGGAGAAGTTCGGCAAACTGATGATTGATGTAACAGATTTAGAGGGACAAATAAAGGCTTACAAAAAAGTATATCCGACCTGCAAAAAGAAAGCTGCCGCAATTGCCTCGTCCTATAAACTGCTAGAAAACGCTGAAGTAAAGGCTATTATAGACGCTGGCAAAAGGGAAAAAGAAGATACCATACGCGAAGCGGTTAAAGCTGAGCGTATTAAGAAAGCCCAGGAAATGGTCGCACATGAGTTCGAGCTCGATGCGCAGATGTCCAATATCGCCATGGGGCGCCATCGCCGTAAAAAGAAGACCCCCATATTCAATCCGGCGGAAAAGAAATTCCAGATCGTCGAAGTGGACGAAGAGCCAACCGAGACTGATATGATCCAGGCAGCGGACAAGCTCTACAAGCGTAAGGGCTCGTATGCCGCGACAACAGTCAAGCATGAAGGCGGCGACACCTTCATCAACTTCTTTGCCCAGCTGGCGACAGTACACAACAACAACATCCCCAATGCAATTACCCCCGGCAGCGAAAGCAAGGTTTGAGGCATACATCAACGACTGGTGCCTGTTCGCCCGGGAATACCTGCGGGTGGATCTGGACGTTGAGCAGGAGGCTGTATTGCGCTCCGTACAGCACAATCCAAAGACATCAGTGGCCAGCGGCACCAGCCGCGGAAAAGACTATGTAGCAGCTGTGGCGGCTATCTGTTTTCTATACCTTACTCCTCGTTGGGATAATGGCATCCTGGTTGCCAACACGAAGGTGGCGCTTACGGCGCCCACCGGCCGGCAGGTGAAAGACATCATGACGCCCGAGATCACCAGGATCTTTACCCGGTCCATCTACCTGCCCGGCACACTGGTAGGCAATGACATCCGGATACACCCTTACAAAGAATGGTTTCTGACGGGTTTTAAGGCGGATGACAAGAACACGGAAGCATGGACGGGTTTCCATGCGCCCAACGTATTGTACGTCGTTACAGAGGCTACAGGCCTGCCACAGACCGTTTTTGACGCAATCGAGGGTAACCTGCAGGGCAATAGCCGGCTGCTGATCGTCTTCAACCACAATATCAATACCGGCTATGCGCATGCGTCGACGCGCGACCCGGCTTTTAGTAAATTTCGGCTTAATTCCCTCAATGCGCCCAACGTCACTTTAAAGCAGATCAAATATCCGGGCCAGGTCAACTACGACTGGGTAAAGGACAGGGTGCGGGACTGGTGTATCATCATCGATAAGCAGGACATGAGCGTCATCGAGGGTGACTTTGAATGGGAAGGCGCCTGTTATCGCCCAAATGATCTGTTCCGCTCCAAGATCCTCGGACTCGGACCAAAGGCCAGCAATGGCGTCCTGGTCCCCATTGAATGGATCGAGCTGGCCAACCAGCGGTGGGCAGACTTCAATAAGAAGCGAAAGCCCATTGAAAAGCCGCTGCGTCTGGGCCTTGATGTGGCAGGTATGGGCAGGGACAACACCTGCTCGTGCCACCGATACGGTGATTACGTGAAGAAATTCGAGCTGAAAGAGAGCGGAGGGACTGCTAACCACATGGAGGTAACGGGCATATTTATGAATACGCTGAGGGCCAATCTGGATACATACCATGGCCGCTATCCCCAAGGCTTTATTGACACGATTGGGGAAGGCGCCGGGGTGTTCAGCAGGGCAGCGGAGGTCTCCGACGAACAGCCGGCTGACAAGGTATTCCAGGGCAGGATTTATAGCTCGAAGTTTTCCCAGGCTGCAAAGGATCTCGCCGGCAACCCCCTGAAGGATCACACTGAGCAATACGAATTTCTGAATATGCGTGCATGGCTATACTGGGCGGTGCGCGACTGGTTGGATCCCAGCAAAGGATCAACCGCAATGCTGCCTCCGGATGACCAACTGGCGCAGGAACTCAGTGAAACCATGTGGAAGTTTAAAAGCAACGGCCGCTGGATCATGATCGAGGAGAAGGAAGAGCTGAAGAAGCGGTTGAAGCGGTCTCCGGATAAGGGTGACTCTCTAGCGTTGACCTTCTGGCCGGTACCGGATGTGGATCCGCGGCCGGAGAAGAGACAGTCTGCTGCACAATATTTATCGTCATTACCTTAAAATTTTTATATGGCAAAGGCATCAAGAACGAAGAAATCAAAGCAATCCGTGGCAAAAAAGGCGTCGGCAGCAATTCGAATTGAGGATCTGAAACCCCTGACATATACGGAAGAAGAATTGCAGCAGCTGACCGAGGGGCGAAAAGCAATTCCGCTCGATGGTCGCACGATCCCGATGGAGGAGGCGAGGAGGCTGGGGTTACTGCCCGACGATATACCTCTGCAACGGGACGTTCTGGGTGAAGTGCAAAGGGTTGCATCAGTTGAAGCACAAATTGGAGTGGATGGTGAGCTCTTTCATTCGCGCGAGTCGGAGGAGCCACTCCTATTGACGCTTCCTCCGTTGCCGTTCCTTACAGAATTGGTCCAGCTGCCGGTCCGCTACTTCATCAGCGCGACGATCACCTTCTTCACTGCGGGCTACCAGCAAATCCAGGTCGCGGGCGTCCGAACGCTGAGCGACGATCAATTAGATAGCATCGAGGAACATATCGAAGATCTTTTCGAAGACCAGATCCAGACCGCGGGAGAGAAACTTAACCCAGACTGGGATGGCCTGCCCGCCAAAATAGCCCTTACCATTAACACCATTAACCGGCTGTAAGGCCCCAAACATCACTTATGGAAATTGAAGAAATAATTGCACTGGTCCCCAATTATAAAACGCTCGTGGATGCGATCATTAAGCAGACCCCGCCAATTGATCATGAGACATATGCTAAGCAGTACGACAGCGAGCAGCATGAAATCGTTACAAGGCCCGACAAGACGGTCGAGACTGATGCCGGACCCTCACAGGTAACGGTCACGAAAGTGACCATCAACGACCAGCAGCGGATCGTCAATTCGGCGGTGGCCTTTCTATGCGGCAAGCCGATTCGCTTGTCAGCCAACGCGGCGCAGCAGGTGGAAAAGGACCTTCTCCAGGTCTTGCAGAAAACATGGGATGATAACAAGCTGTTTTATGTCAATCAGAAGTTGGCAAGGCTGATGATGTCTGAAACCGAGTGTGCGGAAATATGGTACAGCGTACCCTGCTCTCCGGACTATTGGGCCAATACGCCGATGGAGGGCGCAAAGGCGCGTTTTAGAGTGAAGATCCTTGCTTATTCACTGGCAGACACGCTCTGTCCGGTATATGACAGATACGGCGATATGGTAGCCTTCGGCCGCGGATATAAAATAACCGTCGGCGACAAGTCGGAGGAACACTTCGACCTTTATACTGAGACAAAAACTTATATGGGTGTCAACCAGGCGAACACCTGGACCGTCACCCAGGAAAACGTTCCGGCAGGGAAGATCGGCATAATGTACTATTCCCAACCAAGGCCGGAGTGGTGGCCTTCCCAGCGCGCCATCACGCGCAGGGAACTGGTGGTGAGCGGCCATGGCGACAGTAATGACTATTTTGGCAGCCCCATGATCATCGTGGAGGGAAAGATTCTATCCTTTTCCAAGAAGGGTGAGCAGGGCAAGGTCTTGGAAATCGAAGCAGGGGGAAAGGTGTCCACGCTTGCCTGGCCACAGGCGCCCGAGTCCCTCAAGCTGGAATTAGAGAACCTGAAGGCGCTGGTCAATGACCAGACAGACACGCCTGACATCGGTTTTGATACAATGAAGGGGCTCGGGGCGGTGGCGAGCGGGACGGCGCTGAAGTTCTTCTTCATGAAGCCGCACATGAAGGCGGCCAGAAATGAGGAAACCCATGGAGAGATCGTTCAGCGCCGGATCAACTACCTAAAGGCCGCACTTATTAAGCTCAGCCCTAAGCTCGAAAAAGCAGCTACACTATCCATTAGGCCGCTCTATGAATACTTCCTTCCAAAGAATGACCAGGAGATTGTGACCAACCTGTCGACGGCGACCGGTGGTCGGCCGACCATGTCGCAGGAAACGGCGGTCAAAATTAACCCGTACGTTAAGGATCCGGAGACAGAGCTGATAAAGATAAAAGAAGAAGGCGTCGATCCGATCATGGACCCGCTGAATACATAACCTGATGCCCAACCTTTCCCAGCAATACGAGGTCCGGAACCGGGCTAATATCGTCGCCCTGAACAAGCGGGTTGCTCAGACCTTTCAGGATGCGATCGCGCAGCTGACGCTTACAGCCTCAGCCATTCCCTTTAACGGGCAGATCATCGCCCTGGATCAATTCCCGGCGCTCCAGCAGCAGATCAACCAGGTGATCCAGTCCATGGGAACGGTCCTATACGCTGCCGTGGTCAGCGGCATAAGCGCATCGTGGGACCTGTCCAACGAGAAGAACGATATACTCGTTGATCGCAGGCTGGCCGACGCCACGCCAACACCAGCCGCCAGCCAGGTCCTCTATGATCCGAACGGCAAGGCCCTGACGGAGTTCATCGATCGCAAAGAGAAGGGCCTGGACCTTTCACAGCGGGTGTACAAGCAGCTGGATCTCTTCGGGCCTGAGCTGGAGCGCGGTCTGCTGGTAGGGATTGCGGATGGCCAGAGCGCAGCCGAGATGACGCAGGATCTCCGCCAATACCTGAAGTATCCCGATAAGCTGTTTCGCCGGGTCCGGGATGAGGAAGGCAAACTGCGGCTATCGAAGCCCGCTCAGGACTTCCATCCTGGCCAGGGCGTCTACCGATCCAGCTACAAGAATGCGCTGCGCCTGGGCGCCACAGAAACGAATATGAGCTACAGGAAGGCCGACAACACCAGGTGGGGCCAACTGCCTTTCGTCGTCGGCTATGATATCAAGCTGTCGGGCAGCCATCGGAAGTGCGATGTGTGCAACAAGCTCGCTGGCGCCTACCCGAAGGACTTTGTTTTTATCGGCTGGCATCCGCAGTGCCTCTGCTATATGACGCCCCGGCTGTTGACCGATAAGGAATACAGCAGCTATGAGGATGAGATATTGGGCATCGGGAAATTTGATGGGCAGGCGGCCAGCGAGATAAAGGATACGCCGGAGGCGTTCCAGGACTATCTGGAAAAGAGTAAGGAGCAGATCAACGGGTGGAGTAATACACCGTATTGGGTGAGGGATAATCCTGGCTATACGGCTTCGTTGCAGGAATAATTTTCCAGGCGAAATAGATTTTGGAGCTGGTGAGCAAAATGCAGACCGGCGAAGAGCTTGTGTAAGGCTATTTCCTCTTAGGTTTCTTCTTAGGCCCGTCCACCACATCCACAAACACCCACTGCTCCGCCAACCACATAAAACGGATAAACCTCACCTGCCTTGTCTCCTGCTCCCGGTAGGGTATCTCGCATATTGACTCCTCCTTTCGCCCGTAATGCGGCAGGTAGTGCTTTGCTGCGTTGACCAGCGCTTCCTCATCGTATGGGCCTTGTCTTGTTAGCATAGAGTTTATAACTATGATTGAAGTTCTAAAGTAAAAAAACTCCTGCACAAAGCCGCTATCTAATTTCACGGCTGTAAAAATCCCACTGTACACATGCGCGAAAAAATCCTGGCAGAACTGAATAAAAAATATTTAGGGCTGTCGAAGAAAGTTCTGGGACTGGTGGCCGATAAGCTCACGACTACGGTAACAGAAGAATCGCAGATTGCTGGGGCCATCGCGGGACTCGACAATCTGCCCATCACGCTCACTGAATTTGCAGATATCCTCCAAAAAGATGGCGATGCCAGGGTAACCGAGGCGCTCAAAAAGGCGAAAACCAGGAAAGAGCCAACCGGGGACAATGATGTCGATCCCGAAGAGGAGCCGGCCAAGGGCAGCAATGCGGCCCTCGCTAAGCAGATAGCTGACCTCTCGAAGCTGGTCATGGGTGTTGTGCAGAACAACACGCAAAAGACCCTCGCGGAGCAACTGCATGCGAAGCTCACCGAAAAGAAGATTCCCCTGCACATGGCTAAAGGCCGTGTGATCGAAAAAGCGGAGGATCTGGATACGATGGTGGCCGATATCGAAACGACGTTCAACGACCTGAAGCAGGACCTGGCTAACCAAGGATTCACCAGCGTTTCAACGCCTACGGGCGGGGGACCGGCTGAGCAGAAAGGGGGAGCGAAGGCCGCAGCAGCAGACATAGAGTCATGGGCGAAAGCAGGAAAACCGCCGGTGACAGCGGGAGCAGCAACTACTTAATCATCTAAATTTTTTCATTATGATCGGACCTCAGAAAGTCTCTGCCACAGCACCTACAGTGATCTGGCAGCGCGTTCACGAAAACGCGCAGGGAGGCTTCACGCTCGATAAGACCGGCCTTACGGACGGTCAGACGATCCCAGCCGGCTCGCCGTTCGGCTACAATGAAGCCACCCGGCTCGCACGGGTGATCAAGCAAATGACCATGTTTTCCGATGCCGGCGCCACCGACACCGCGTATAATGTTCTGAAAGGACACAATGCGGCCATAGGAGAATATTTTTCTCCTGGTATCGGAGGTAAGGCGTACAACATCACCGCCATCGATACGACAACGTATGCGGACCATGATGTGATTACGGTAGGCACGTCCCTTGGCGCAGCACTCACTGGAACGGTGCTTTATCAGTCATCTGCCACCGGTGCCACCGCCGGTGCCCTGATCGTCGCTCCTCGCGGCCTGCTCTATGCAGACCTCGTTGTAGAAACCAACAAGGAAGTGGCCGTCACCATCCGCGGCACTGTGTACGAGCGCAGGGTTCCGGGCACCCTGGCTGCCATCAAGACGGCCATTCCCAACATCATTTATTCACAGTCTTTTTAAAACCCCGAATAGGAGTAAATAAGTTATGGCAACAATTAAATCTATTTTCGGGGTGTATGCGGACGCGGCAAACATGCAGCTGATGATCGATCGGCAGCTGGACACGTTCGCCCCCGTGGATTTCACCAAAGACATGAACTGGGGCACCCCGTCGCCAAATCTCACTTATGAGAGTGCGATCGGAAGAAGCCGCATTGAAGCAGCGGCGTCAATCGCAGACAGGAGCTCTCCAGCACCCTTACGTACCCGGCAAGCGCTGGACAAATTGAGCGGGAAGGTTCCTGCCATCAAGGAGAAGATTTCCCTGGATGAGGACCAGTTTCGCTCGTACATGACGATTCAGCAAATGCAGGTGTCGGACGAGGTGAAGAAAAAGCAGCTGCTTGATCTGCTCTTTGGCGATGTGCAGCTCGTCGGTAATTCTGCCATGAAACGGCTGGATTATATGTACAAGGAGGGTCTGTCAACCGGATCCATCACGCTTACGGTCACCAACAACCCGGATGCACTTGTCGCACCGACCGCGATCGATCTGCTCTTGAGTGATAGCAATCGCAAGAACTCCACTGTCAGCTGGGACGCAGAGGACAAGACAACCACTAAGCCAATTACGGATATCGCCGCGGTGGTGGAAGATGCCGCTGGCAGGGGGATCGTCTTCGAGAAGATCCGTGTCACGCGCGTCACCTGGCTGAATTTCATCAAGTCCAAAGAAGTGATCGATAGCCTCACCGGCTTCCAGGGGTTGGCTAAGGGCACCATTACGCCCACCCTGGCACAGGTGAATGAATTTCTCGCCAGCAACCTTTACCCGGTCATCGAGATCGTCACCAACAATAAGATCGGCATCGAAAAGGACGGTAAGATCACAGTTCAGCAACCTTTCATCGATGCGTCGGCTGTGTTTACTCCGCCTGGAAAACTGGGCGAGATCAAGCTGGCCATGGCGATGGGCGAGATGAAGCCGGTACCACAGCTGTCGTACGCGAAGTTCAACAATGCGCTGATCAGCAAATGGGCAGACAACGATCCGTGGATCGAATACACGGCCGTTGAGCTGAACGCGTTCCCAGCCTTCGACGCCATCGACCAGATCTATATCCTGACCGCCAACCATTAATCAGCTTTTTGAAGCATGACCAATAAAGAAGCCCTGATCGCCTGTCTGCAAGTTGTCACGATGCCCGACAACGCTCTCGTCAAAGCCCTGATAGACCGGAGCGTTGTCGGCACCGTTGATTATACGGCAGCATCGGCGTCCGGAATTGATCTGGCGACCATAGATCTCCTCCAGGGCCTCTTGTCGAATCCGGATATCACCGAAGGCGGCTATTCCATCCGGTTTGACCGGACGGCGGTCCAAAACAGGCTTCTGTTTCTGGCGAGAAAGAACAACGCGACGGAAGTGATCGCAGCAATTGCACCAGTGCCCACCATTAAAGGCGCCAGTCCATGGTGAAGCCACTCGTCATCAAGATTTCTGCGGAGCTGGTCGGCCTTAGCCAGATCATTCTGCCGCAGTTTTCGGGATACGATGTTATGGTTTCACGTAGAGGGCTGGGCGAACTTGATGACGGGGAGCTGGACCTTGCCAACAAGGAGTATGATAGTTTGCCCAATGGCGGCTTTGCGCTGACAGACGGGGCGACCTTCACACTCAACGAGCGTTACACGGTAACGCCCCTTCCGAACTTAGTTGTTTTCGATCCCTCGGCGCCGGTCTATCCGGTCTTTCAATACCCACACATCCTGTCGCTGACCACCATTGCGACATCGGCCCAGGATGGACAGGGTAATTGGGTGGCAGGAGCGGCTACGATCACGCAACGACCATGCCGGCAGGAGCCATCGAGCGGTGGCCGGTACCTGGTAGGAGCAGGCGGCATGAAGATCTACTATGACTTTGTGCTGTACATGCCCCTGCCTTCCGAAACAATCGCAGCCGGAACGAAAGCCGAAGTGTACGACCAGGAGAATAGCTTGCTGGTATCAGGAACGATCAAACGCTTCAATAAAGGTCAGCTAAACGCCAGAGCATGGGTCTGAATATAACTCCGAAGTTCACCATCGAAGACGTCCGCGCGGCCTTGCTGGACAGGGCCAACCGGATCGAGGCGGCTGCTATTTCCCGGCTCCAATTCGTCGGAGAGCAGTTTGTGACAAATGCCAGGGATAACGGCGCCTACCACGATCGCACAGGAAACCTTCGGAGTTCGGTCGGATACATTATCCTAAAGGATGGTGAGCAGATCAACTCCAACTTCCAAGCGTTCCCGCAGGCTGATCCAAAGGCCGAAGGTGCCGGGGTGGGAGTAGAGCACGGCCAGCAGGAAGCAGCCAGGATAGCTGAAGAGTTAAAGGGTAAATACCCCCGGGGGCTTATCCTGATCGGCGTGGCAGGGATGAATTACGCGGCGGCGGTAGAATCAGGCAATAGAAGAGCAAGTTACGAGGGCGGGACTTACACTGCCGGTGGCCACGGATACGACGTCATCACTTCATCCGCCCTGATCGCGAAGGATGCGCTGATCAAAGGGTTTCAGGAATTGCAGTCCAAAATCGCACAAATGAAATGAGAACGACCCTCGACATAGTTGATATTTTGTGGAGTCGCCTAAGTGAGAGCAACCTTAAGGATGCGATTACTGGCGGTATTTACAAGCATATCGGCCCGGTCAACAGCACAAAAGAGGATATCGTGATCAATTCGCTGCCGATCGTGAACCTGGACCTCCAGACAGCCGTCGCTAACGTCAACATCTTTGTTCCGAACCCTACGCAAAACCTGAACGGCGTGCAGGATAACAGCCAACCGAATGGCGCCAGGCTAAAAGAACTTGGAGCCGTGGCGATGGAGATCCTGGCAGCACAATATGGAGCAGATTATAGTTTCGACGTACAACAATCGGTAACACTGCCAGATGAAGCCTCCGGCAGCTGGTACATCAACATACGGGTCAACTTTTATTCAATCAATTTAAACTAAAATTCTTATGGCTAAATATGGCCTTGGGCTTGAAAAGATCGAGCTCTCAGACATCGCAGAGGATGGTGGTCCCGGTGTGGCCTTTACGGCTATCGGCAACACTGTCCAGGGATCGGCCCAGCTGACTCAGGCTGATGGCACGACCACCGATTTTAACATCGAAGAGCAGGATGATCCGGTCGAGACCGTAGTATCCCAAAAAGGAAAGAAAACGCTGGCCTTCTCTTGTTTCGACGTGGATGGACCAACGCTGGTGAAATTCTTTGGCGGAACGTACACCGCTTACAATGCCACAGGACCGGTGCACGCCAGCTACTCGCCTAATGATTCCGCCTCTGCGATCGAAAAGACGGTACGGCTGACGGACAAAAAGGGCAACATCTTCACGATCGTTCGCGGTAACATTGCTGCGAAGTTCAACTGGTCTTTCACGAAGGACAAGCTGGCTCAAGTGGACCTCACGGTCGACATCCTGGTGCCGACGAAGGAAGATACGCCATCCTTCTCGATACAGTATCCCGACCCTGCCTAATCCTTATACTATCACAAAAGCCGGCCCCGTAACTGGGGCCTTTTTTTCATCATGGAAACAAAAACAGAAAAGCCGGCGGTCGATGTGCTGAAAGAGACGACTGACACCATCCTCCAGGAGTCGGTGAATCTGGAGGTAGATATCCAGCCACGCGGATGGTTACACCAGTTGCTGCAACGCCGGCGCCTGACGGCAGTAAAGAAGGTGCTTACGATCCGTCCCATCACACTGGGCAACCTGGTACGCATATCGCGGATCCTGCTACAGATCGACCTCAAAAGCATCACAGGCAATAACCTTGTCAACCTGAACTTCCAGTTGATCGATCTGTACGGCCATTCGATGTCGGAGATCGTGGCGATCGCAGTCTACAATAGAAAGGCGCCGCCTCCCCAGTCGCTGATCGACCTGGTAAATACAGAATTTACGTCCGCTGATCTCGCCCGGGCGATCGGGATCGTGCTCCGGCAGATGGACCTTTCCAGTTTTACCAGTACTATCATCTCCGCCAGGGGCCTGACGGTGGTGAGCCCGAACGAACAGAGGAGTTAAATAGCCTCTGGTCCATGATCGGGGGCGTCGTCAAATACTTCCGTTTCTCTGTGGACTATGTGCTGTGGGAGATAAGCCACGCGAACCTGATCATGCTGATGGCGACGATTCCCCGGTATAAGAGCAGTAAGGACGAGGGCGGCTCGCCTGATCAGGACTTTGAAGATCTTACTAGTTTAGATAACTTTTTAAGAATGTAAGCATGTCAGTAAACGTATTAGGCGGTTCGCTGGAGTTTGATGCCATCCTCACTACCGGGGATCTTCAATCAGGCATTGCTGCCGTAGAGGGTCAAATTCAAAAGACTATAGATTCCTTTGCGAACCTCGCGGAGAAAAGCGGAGAAAGCCTTGACCAGATGAAGGCAAAGCTGGCGGAGCTGGAGAAGCAGGAAGAAACGCTGCGGGTTGCGATCGATCAGGCAACGGATCCGGCAATGATAAAGCAATATAACGCCGCGCTGGCCGATACAGTAAGCCAGATGAAGGTATTGCAGCAGGCGATCGCTCAGGTCCAGGATGTTCCCGCTGTCCCACAGGTTGCTCCGACTGCTCCGGCAGAAAGGCCCGATCTTACAAAGGAAGAGCAGCAGGTCGAAGCGCTATATGCTCAATTAGCTAAGCTCAACGGCGAACTGGCATCGCTTACCAATTCGATTGATCAATCTTTGGATCCAAAAGAAGTAGAGCAATTCAATGTCCAAGTCGCTGAGACTGTAGCGCGGATGAAACAGCTGCAATCGGAGATCCAGGCCATTCAAGATAGTGGTCCGATCTCCGATACTGAAAAATTGAAGCAGCTGGAAGCAGAGCTCCAGATCCTGGAAAAACAGGCCGCCAGATTTAGAAGTTCTCTTTCGAATGCGATTAATCCAGAGCTAATTGCTCAGTACAACAAGGGACTGGATGACACGCAGGCCAAAATGAGGGCCATCTATATTCAGCTGGACGCCATCGAGCATAAGGAAGATGAGGCGCTGAAAACGCCGCCAGTTGTTCCGCCGGTAACTCCGCCGACCACCCCTACCGAGCCTGTCCAACCAGGAGGCAAGGACGAAGAAGTCCAGGTCGTCGAGAAAAAGATCCTTGCCTATCAGCGTTTACAACAGCTGAGGAACCAGCTGGCTTCTATGGATAAGAACGACCCGGCTTTCAAGGCGACTTATGACGAAGCGGTCAAACTGCAAGGCCAGATCAACAACGTCAACCGGTCCCTGCAATTGACCAGCCGGAACGTTGTCGGCATTGAGGCATTGACGCAGGGCGCCCGAGCCCTGGTAGGCGCGTTTCAGGCGTATAACGGCATTCTCGGCCTAACCACCGAAGACCAGGAGCAACTGCAAAAGTCGGTCACTGAAGTTGTGAGCGCGATGGGCGTGCTCAACGGGATCCAAGAGATCGCTGCCGTCCTCGACAAAAACAGTTCATTGAACATCTTCCTGCAAAAGCAATTTCGCAAAGATGCGGCTGTTGCCACCACGGAGCAGGCCGCTGCGACGGAAGTGCTGGCCGGGGCGCAGGAAGCAGAGGCCGTCGCTACAGGTGAGGCCGCGGTGGCCCAGGAGACGCTCAATGTCGCGATGGAATCCAATCCTGTGGGTATCATTCTGCTGGCGCTTACGGCCATCGTTGTAGCTCTGCAGGCTTATGCCTCGGGACAGAAAGACGCGACTGAGCAGCAGACGAAAGCCAACGAGGCTGCTGCGGAGGCTGCTGATACCCTGGCGAAGCTGGTTGATCAGTACCGGCAGGTCAGGGATGCACAGGCCCGTTCGGCTGCTGATGCCGTTAGCCTGGCGCAGGCGCAGGGGCAATCGGAGCAGGCAGTGCTGGGGCTTAAACTGAAGCAGCTGGAGGCCGAAAAGACCGCTAATAGTTATGCCCTGGCGCAGTTGGGTTATAGCTCCGAGGTCTATGCCGACCAACAGGCTACCTTGCAAATTCGACTGGAAGAACTTCAGGCCCTGCAGTCTGTCGCCGAAAATGGCGGAGAGCTTTCCAGTCAAAGTAAGGAACGTCTCGCATTGCTACAGGCCCAGATCAAAGCCCTGGAAGCTCAGATAAACCCTACAAAGGCGCTGATACAAGCCAATGAAACCCTTAATGCCCAAATTGCATCCAACAACGCAGAGCGTGATAAAAAGGCGTACGACGCCTCCCTGAAGTCGGCCCAGGCGGTCGCTGATGCAAAATTGTTGGTAGACAGAAAGTATACCGCTCAGGCACTGGCCGATCAGGTCGATGCGATTAAGGCAAGCGCCCTGGTTGAACTGAATAATCCCAACCTTACCTCCGGGGAACAATTTAAGATTCAGCAGAAGCAACAAAAGGATATACAAGACGCCACCCGGGAATATCAGGCCGCGCAGCTGAGGTCCGCTCAGGACTTTGCCGACGCCCGACTTCTGATCGATAAGAAGTACACCAAGCAGTCGCTTGATGATCAAATTGCCGCCATCAAAGCCCGGACGCAGGTAGATCTGGCAAATCCGGATCTGCTTCCTGGCCAGCAAGCGAAGATCCTCGCACAGCAGAAAAAAGACATCGACGATGCGAACCGGGAATACAAGCTGGATCAGCTGAATGCGCAGCGCGATACAATCGAGGCCCAGCTGGCCCTTGTTAAAGAGGGGTCGGCTGAAGAGCTGAGCCTTAAGCTACGGCTTATACAGACCACTTCCGCCGCCGAGATTGTCGAGGCGCAGGATAATGACGCCAAAATTGCCAAAATAACAGCAGCCCGCGCAAAGGCGTCCGCCGACCTGACAACGAAATATTCTCTGGACGCAGCGGAAGCAGAGGCCGAGGCCACGGTTGCCGGCACCAACGCCAAGCTGGCTGTTGTTCAGAAAGGATCGGAACAGGAATTGGCCCTAAAAAAACAGCTGGTAGCTGATCAAGCTGCCCTCGATACCATTCAAGCCCAGGAGCGCACCAAAAATGAGGATACATTAGCTGCAAAGATTCTGAAGATCAATGCCAAGTCGGCAGTGGATAAGAAGAAAATAGATGATAACTATTACGATACCTTACTGCAAAGGCAATTAAAAGTCATCGCAAACGAGACGTCTGTAAAAAACGCTCCTTTGCAGGCTATTATAAATAACCCATTTTCTACAAACCCGGCCGTTGAAGACTCTCAAAGACAGCAGTTCCAAAATGATATCGAGGAGATTCAAAAGCAGTTGGATCTCGTCAGTAATAATATTTTGCAGCAGCGTGGGGATCTCGGGAAATTGGAGCAAGACCTTGCCGCCCTTAAAGCAAAAAAGGCTGCGGCGCAGGCTGACCTCAACACCTTCGATCAAAAGATCGATTACAAGAATTTACAGACGTACCTACAGGGGATTTCGTCCCTCTCCGGTCAGTTCAAGGACCTTGGCTCATCTTTAAAAAACATAAATCCTGAGCTTGCGGATCTGTTCGATAGATTAGGATCTATAACAGATGTTGCCGGAAAAGCCGCGAAGGCTATATTGTCATTTGTAAAAGGCGGTCCGACCGGAATAGTCGATGGGGTTATCGCGGGCATAGGGGCCATCGTTTCGCTCATTTCGACGGCCTTCAGCGATAACGATGAAATGAAGCAGCAGGTGGCCGAAATGCAGAATCAGGTGATTATCGGGGAGGTTGAGATTACGCGCCAGTATGACCTTCGCCTGGTTGACCAGGCGAAATTGAATCAACTTCGGTTGCAGGGGATCAAGGACGAACAACAGGCCCTCCAGCAACAGGCGCGGGATACTCAGAGCGAATTCAATGACCTGCTGGTCGAAATACAGAAATTGTCGGGAACGAAGCTCGCTCCGGCGGCAATAGGCAATGGATTGTTGCCACATACGTTCAGTCTGGCCGGGCTGAGCTATGATGAGCTTAACGAGCTCTTTTTAAAGG